TCGTCAGGGCGCGTTAGCAAATGGTCTGCATGGACTGAACCCAAGAAACACCGCACTCATTTCACCCGTGAGCAAAAAGCGACCAGCGTTGATTGAGCGACTGGTAAAGCAGATGGGACATGGTGAGACAACCCATTTGTATAAGCGAATCAATCCGTCACGCGCACTTGGGGCTTATTGTTTATATATAAGTCTGGAGAAGGTTAATAGATTGAACTCTATTCACCCTTGGAGAACCTATGTCTAAAAGGAAATGCAATGTTTGAAGAGTTTTGGAAGGCATGGCCAAGCAATGTAAGAAAGGGCGGTAAAGCCCAATGCAAGGCTAAGTGGGACAAACTAAAACTTGACCTACAAGCAGATCAAATAATTAAACACGTCACTTGGATGAAAACCACAGACCAATGGAAAAAGGGCGATGGGGCGTTTATCCCTGCGCCTCTGGTCTATATCAACCAAATGCGGTGGGATGGGGCTGAAGTGCCAGAGATGGTGCTAAATGTCAATGTCAACTTTAAAGACCCTGCCTTGGTGAAGATTGAGGAAGACACAAAGAATATTGCGCCTATGCCCTCATTTGTAAAAGACTACATCAATAGGTTGACTAGAAAATGAACACAGATTTATTTGACAAATATCCAGAGTGGGTTGATATGCCTGAATTTGTGCAAGAAAAAAAAGAACCTTACAAAGAACTAATTGTTAGATTTGAAACAGAAAAAGATTACAAAAACTTTGAAGAAATCATTGGACAGCGATTAACGATAAAAACAAAAAGCATTTGGCATCCTTTTAAATCTCATTGGGGTTTAGAAAAAAAAGTTTACAAAGATGCTGCCTAAATTTCCTGTTTACATTGTTTCCAAAGGAAGAGCTAACAATGGCTTAACCACTCGCGCCCTTGAAGAAATGGGCGTTCCTCACTTTATTGTGGTTGAAGAAAACGAAGTTGATTTATACAAAGTAGGCAGATGTTTTGGAGAAATATTAGTTATGCCTCCTATCTACAAAGCAGAATACGAATTGTGTGATGACTTGGGGTTTAGCAAGGGAACGGGGCCTGGCCCTGCCCGAAACTTTTGCATAGATCACTCAATTTGGTTTGGTTTTAATCGCCATTGGGTACTGGATGACAACATTGATGCTTTTCACTATTTAAATCGCAACCAAAAGTTTGAAATACGAACTGGCGCAACATTTAAAGCAGCAGAAGACTTTGTTTGCCGTTACTCAAATGTCCCTGTGGCTGGCTTTAATTACTATTCATTCTGTAAAAAGAACGATGCTGTCCCCCCTTATGTCCTCAATACACGCATTTATTCCTGTTTGCTGATTGATAACAAAGCAGGATACAGATGGCGAGGAAGATACAACGAAGACACAGATTTAAGCCTTAGAGTGCTAAAAGATGGGCTTTGCACTATTCAATTTAATGCTTTTTTATGCGGAAAAATAACTACACAAAGAATGAAAGGCGGCAATACAGAGGAATTTTATGATGATGAAGGAACTTTACCCAAAAGCCAAATGCTTGCAAACTTGCACCCTGATGTGGCCAAAGTCGTTTTTAAATTTAATCGTTGGCATCATCATGTTGATTATTCTAATTTTAAAAAAAATAAGTTAATAAAAATTATTGACACAAGTTTGCTGCCAAAAATTAACAATTACGGAATGGAACTTGTAGATTTATGACAAAAAATGAAGCCCATGCCCATCTTGACAGACTTAGAGAAGGGCAGCTTATGCCAGTATTTCTCACAACTCAAGCCCTACGACTCACGGGAGATATTCGAGCATTACCTTGCGAAACACTATGTGATTCTGGTGAAAAACCCTGCGACCATAGAACACGCCAGATACATGATCAAGAAATACCAAAAGGATTTTCCTATTCTGCTTACCTTGATAAAACAAAGACTGAAAGAACTGCGTGACACTAATCGTAACTTTTGAGGTTGAAGGTGACCCAGTACCCAAAGGCAGACCAAGGTTTGCCCGTAGGGGGCAATTTGTCCAAACCTACACGGATGCCAAAACAATTGACTACGAAACCCAAGTAGCAATGAAAGCACGACACGCAATAGGCGCATCAGAGCCACTACAAGGGGCTTTAACTGTGTTTTTATACCTCCGCTATGCAGTACCAGCGTCATACTCAAAAAAGCGCAAGGAAGCCTGTTTGCGGGGCGTGGAATATCCCAAAAAAATAGATATTGATAATGTTTACAAAAGCATTACAGACGCAATGAACGGGATTGTTTACACAGATGACAGCCAGATCACAGAAGCGCACATCACCAAGGTCTATGCTGAAACTGCTGGCGCAAACATCATGGTGCAAGAATGCGAGTAGAGTTAACCAAGGATAACGCGACTGCGGTGATGGGAACGCTGTGGCCAAAAGTCAAAGAAGCCCTAGCATCTGGCAAACAATTGACTTTGGAGATCAAGAACGCCAGTCGGTCATGCCCACAAAATTCCAAGTATCACGCCATGATTGAGGAAATAGCCCAACAAGCCTCGCATTTGGGCGCAAAGTGGGATGCCGAGGATTGGAAGCGATTACTTTTGAATGAATTTGCCAAACAAGCCAATTTGCCCCAAGGACGCATAGTGCCAAGTCTTGATGGGTCTGGAATTGTGCAGCTTGGCTTACAAAGCAGAAAACTAACCAAAGAACAAGCAAGTGAGTTTGTGGAATTTTTGTATGCTTGGTCTACACAAAACGGAGTGACAGTAGAGTAAAATTTTTGTAATGGCTACCTTTAGCGGGGGAAAAGGAGAATGAACCACTCTCTGCCATTGCTTTTAATTTGGTTCTTTATGGCAGGTTCAACATGGCAAAAATAATTCTTGACATTACTAACACTAAATTTGGTCAACTTACAGTTTTATCGTTTTACGGAAGAAAAAAAAGTTACAAATATTGGAATTGTGTTTGTGAATGTGGCTCAGTAAGAGAATACAAGCAAATAACTTTAAATGCTGGCAAAGCAAAATCTTGTGGTTGCAAAAGAATGGCAACAATGCAAGAAAAAGGTCGAATTGCACGATTAACACATGGCAAAACATCAGGCGGTAACAGCAAAATTTACCGAATTTGGGCAAATATGCTTACTAGATGCACAAACCCCAAAGCATCTAATTGGAAATGGTATGGTGCAAGAGGCATCAAAGTTTGCGAAAGATGGCAAAGATTTTCTAATTTTTATGAGGATATGGGAAATTGCCCAGAAAACCTGACTTTGGACAGAATTGATGTAAATGGCAATTATTCAAAAGAAAATTGTCGTTGGGCTGATTGGGCAACTCAGGCAAGAAATAAACAGAAAAATATAAAAAATGAACAATAAACCTACCCTAGCAGAGCGCAAGCATTTAGCCCAGATCAAGGAAATGAACTGTGGGGTCTGTGACGCGAGTGGCCCGAGTGACGCACACCACATTGTCCAACATGAGCAATACCTTTGCATTCCCTTGTGTAAAGATTGTCATCAAGGGGCGCACAACGGGATACACGGACAACAAAGAATATGGAAGGTTTATAAAACAAATGAGATGACAGTATTGAACGAAACGATAAGAACCTTGCTAAAATAAAGATGAGCAGTTGCCTTTGGGGGGTGCTCTCCCCCACCTTTTTAGGATATATATGGCTTACGAAAACCAAAAAGATGTTGCAGACTTCATAAGCACATTACTCCACTCGGGAACTGTTACCCACTTCATGCACCTCTCAACCGACTCATTTGCTGTTCACATGGCATTGGGCGCGTATTACCCAGAAATTATTGAATTAACAGATTCGTTTGCAGAAGCCTACTCAGGGTGCTACGAAAAGATTAAAAACTTCCCAGAGAATTTCCACAACGCTAAAGAGCCTGTGAGATATATGGAAAGCATAAAAGACTATGTGAAAAAGAATCGTAAGGCGATGCCAGAAGAGACAGAATTACAAAACATCATTGATGAGATAGCAGGGCTGATTGATTCGACTCTGTATAAACTGACACTCAAATGATCAGAATCTTTGCAGGCTACGACCCTCGGGAAGCGATTGGGTATCATGTTTTTACCCAATCCTTGATCGAGCGCACCTCAGAGGCGGTGGCGATCACTCCCTTTTTTGGCAAGCAAAGAGACGGGTCAAACACATTTATCTACCAAAGATTCCTAGTGCCTTACTTCACAGGATTTAGGGGTAGGGCGATATTCATGGACGCAAGCGATATGCTGATGCTTGCCGACATAGCCGAACTGGACAAGTTATTTGACCCCACCAAGGCGGTACAAGTAGTTAAGCACAATTACTTTACCAAGCACAAAAGGAAATACATCGGCACAGCGATGGAGTCCAAGAACGAGAACTATCCGAGAAAGAACTGGTCGAGCCTGATACTGTGGAACTGTGAGCATCCAGATAACAGGGTGCTAGACCCTGACTTTGTTGATGACCATACAGGAAGTGAACTACATAGATTTGAGTGGCTAAAAGATGATCAGATCGGTGAGTTACCAGAAGAATGGAATGTATTGGTGGGTGAAGACGATCAAGATGCAAAGATCGCGCATTACACTTTAGGCATCCCAGAGTTTGAGCATTACAAGGATTGCGCGTATTCTCAGGAATGGCACAAAACCAAGTCAAGGATGCTTAACGGGCTGATAAACATGAAGGAAAACGCTCATGCCTGATTTAAATGATGAACAAATTTATAATCAATTGGCTAAAGCGTTGGCATCACCAGTTCAATTTGACGCATCTGGCAACATTGTAAAAATACCGCAAGGCTTTGCTGGCGGTGGTCGAATTGGTGCAAATATTCCATTGGCAGAAAATGAAGCAATAAGGGCTGGTTTAAGTATGTCTGGGGTACACACGCCTAATTTCCAAGAATTAAAAGCACAAGGCATGGATTTGGCATATCAAAAAGGTGATGAAACTTATGGGATGCGCTACAACAGACCACCTCCTATCCCTATGACTGACCCACATGGAAGGTTACAAGCACCGCTCCCAACATGGTCGCTTAATTACGCTCGGAGGTTTTAATGCCTGATTACTCGCTAATGGCAGAAGCCTTGTCTAGACAGGGTTTAGCACCTTATGGAACTCGGTTTGCCGAGGACTTGGGTGCGCCTACCGCAAAGGGTAAGGGCTATTTTGGGGAAATTCCAGATGCCCAAGGCAGACCCATGACAGAATTATCAAGTGCCTATGAAGACAATGGCAAGTTAGTTCCGCATCCATTAGTTGTGCCAACCCTGACAAAAGAAGAGATTGATCTTTTAAAAATGGGCATACCTAATGAGCAGATATACCAAAAAGCCGAGGATTGGGCTAAAAGCCGACTAGAACAAGGGCAAAGCCCATTTGCAACCCCGCAAGATGTGCGGTTTCCAGTACCACAGTAACACTAAATAGTTATGACAGAAACTAAAGTAGTTAAAAGTAGAAAGAAGGCAGGAGGGCGCACATCAGGAACGCCCAACAAGACCACACAACAGGCAAGGGAGGCTATTGCTTTGTTTGTTGATGGTAATGCACACAGATTAGCAGAGTGGCTAGATGCGGTCGCTAATGGCGTTCCCAAGGCAGATATAAAACCCAACCCTGCAAAGGCATTTGAGTTATTCCAAAGCGTAGTGGAATACCATGTGCCTAAACTTGCTAGGACAGAGATAACGGGCGCGGATGAAGGCCCAATCGAAATGGTGGTCAAGTGGGAAGGCGTGAAGTAATCATTCCTTACTCTCCGAGAGAGGCGTTCATGCCCTTTCACCAAAGGACTGAGAGATGGTCATGTCTGGTGGCACACCGAAGGGCGGGTAAGACAGTAGCGGCTATTAACGACCTGATACGCAGAGCACTAACCGAGGGTGGAGTAAGAGCACAGTACGCCTATATAGCCCCGTTCAGAAGTCAAGCCAAGTCTGTGGCGTGGGATTACCTAAAGTTCTATGCCCAACCCGTAAGTAAAAGCACAAACGAAAGCGATCTGACAGTCGAACTGGTCAACGGGGCAAAGATCAGACTATTTGGCTCAGACAACGCAGATGCCATGCGTGGACTAGGATTTAACGGGGTATACCTAGATGAGTACGGAGACTTCAAACCTAGCGTGTGGGGTAATGTGATACGACCTACCTTGAGTGACAGACTCGGGTGGGCTGTGTTTGGGGGTACTCCCAAGGGAAAGAATCAGTTTCACGACATATACAGGGTTAGCCAGGCAACGCCTGATTGGTTTCTTTTGCGCCTACCAGCAAGCGCATCCAAGTTGTTGCCTGCGTCAGAATTGAAAGCCGCACAAGAGCAATTGAGCCAAGACCAGTACGACCAAGAGTATGAGTGCTCATTCGAGGCGGCAATTCTCGGGGCGTTCTACGGCACAGAGATGCGCCAAGTTGATACCGAGGGCAGAGTCAGAGACCTCAAGTTCGACCCAGATGCGCCAGTATTCACAGCGTGGGACTTAGGCTATCGAGATGACACCGCGATTTGGTGGTATCAGGTAGTCAGGGGTGAGATTCATGTGATGGACTACTACGCAGTCTCAGGCGCATCCATCGAGGAAATAGCCAATGTTGTGAACAGCAAGGGCTATCGGTACACCAAGCACTACCTACCCCATGACGCTAGAGCCAAGACTTTAGCCTCGGGGGGCAAGTCAATCCTTGAGCAACTCGCCAATCATTTAGGTGGCATAAGTAAATTAGCAATAGTGCCAGAAATCGGTGTGCAAGATGGTATTCAAGCGGTTAGAATGATTCTGCCCAAGTGCTACTTTGACCCAATCTGTGAAGAAGGAATTGAAGCACTAAGGCAGTATCAGAGAGAGTATGACGAAGATAAGAAAACATTTCGGCAAACTCCAAGGCACGACTGGACGAGTCACCCAAGTGATGCTTTTAGAATGCTTTCGGTTGCGTATCGTCAGGACAAGTCACAAGAACCCCTCCCCAAAGGGAAGACTTTACAGACGATTACGCTAGACGAATTGTGGGATTTTGAAACTACACATAAAGAGGAACGCATATGAGCCAACCAGTAGCAGAAGTCGGTGGATACAAGAACATCACAGCAACGGGGGCGGTCTCGACAGGGGCTTGCCAACTTATTGGGTTCTATGTAAACAACACCACAGTCGGAACGCTAGTCCTACGAGATGGTGGCGCAAGCGGTACTGTTATGTCAGGCACGATTACTCCAGCCATAGGGTTTCACCGATTCCCTGCCAATGTAGGAACAAGCCTCTACGCCACTATTGGCGGTAGCGCATTGGATGTGACATTCTTCTACGCAGGCTGATATGTACGAGAACGCCTACGATGATGGGGCTTATGAGGAAGATCAAGGCCCGTTCTGGCACGACCAACTAGACAAAGCTGCCAAAGTCTTTGACAAGTGGGAAAAGCGCGGTAAGAAGGTAGTAAGACGCTACCGAGACGAGCGCGATGCCATTGAGATGCCAAGGATGAAGTTCAACATCCTGTGGTCAAACATCTCTGTGCTGTTCCCTGCACTCTACGGACGCATGGCAAAGCCAGAAGTCTCTCGTAGATATAGCGATCAAGACCCCGTAGGAAGATTAGCCTCTACGATGCTAGAGCGCGTAATTGAATATGAAGTAACCCAATTTGGTGACTTTGACTCTGCTATGCAAGGCGTGGTGCAAGACCGCTTGTTGCCTGGTCGCGGTACAGCGTGGGTGCGTTACGAGCCAATCATTGTTAACGAGCAGCCCGAACTAACGGGAATGCCAGAACTTAACCCAGACGAAGGCATTGAGATCACCAACACAGAGGAAATTGAGCGCGTTGACTCAGCGCACAGCCCTGTGGATTATGTCTATTGGACAGACTTTCTCCATTCACCAGCCCGAACATGGGATGAGGTGTGGTGGGTAAGCCGTTGGGTCTACATGACACCCGAAGAGGGTAT